ATGAATGAGATCGTCAATGCCATCAATGGGGTGATTTGGAGCCCAGCGCTCATCTTTCTGTGTCTGGGGGTAGGCCTCTACTTCTCCCTGCGCAGCCGCTTCCTGCAACTGCGTCACATCAAGGAGATGATCCGGCTGATGTTTGATGGCAAGAGCACGGATGCCGGAGTCTCCTCCTTCCAGGCGCTGGCCATGACCCTGGCCGGCCGGGTCGGTACCGGCAACATCGCCGGTGTCGCCACTGCCATCACCTTCGGTGGCCCGGGCGCCCTGTTCTGGATGTGGATGGTCGCCTTCCTCGGCGCCAGCTCCGCCTTCGTGGAGTCCACCCTGGGTCAGGTCTACAAGGAGAAGATCAATGGCGAATACCGCGGTGGCCCGGCCTTCTACATAGAGAAAGGGCTCGGCATGAAGTGGTATGCCTGGACCTTCGCCATCTCCACCATCTTCGCCTGCGGCGTGCTGATGCCGGGGGTGCAGGCCAACTCCATCGGCTCCAGCCTGCAGACCGCCTTTGATATCGATCCGAACGTTACCGCCGCCGGTCTGGCGCTGCTGCTCGGCTTCATCATCTTCGGCGGAGTGAAGCGGATCGCCAGCTTCGCCAGTACAGTGGTACCCTTCATGGCGCTGGGCTACATCATAGTGGCCTGCGTCATCATAGCCCTCAACATCACGGCCCTGCCGGGCGTGATCCTGCTGATCTGGAAGAGTGCCTTCGGCTTTGATGCCGGTTTTGGCGCCATTTTGGGTCTGGCCATCATGTGGGGGGTCAAACGCGGGGTTTACTCCAACGAAGCGGGTCAGGGCACAGGGCCGCACGCCTCCTCTGCCGCTGCGGTGAGCCACCCGGCCAAGCAGGGTCTGGTACAGGCGTTCTCCGTCTATATCGATACCCTGTTCGTCTGCTCCGCCACCGGTTTCATGCTGCTCATCACAGGCCTCTACAACGTGCAGGGACCGGATGGTGCCGCCCTCTACACGGGGATCGCCGGCATAGCCGCAGGGCCTGGTTATGTGCAGACCGCCATGGAGAGCATGATGCCCGGCTTTGGCAGCATGTTCGTGGCCATAGCGCTGTTCTTCTTCGCGTTCACCACCATAGTCGCTTACTACTACATAGCCGAGACCAACATCGCCTACATCAACCGCAAGGTGAACCGTCCCTGGCTGACCTTCATGCTCAAGTTGACGCTGATGGCCTCCACCGTCTATGGCACCGTCAAGACCGCCGATCTGGCCTGGGGTCTGGGTGATATCGGGGTCGGCCTGATGGCCTGGCTCAACATCATCGCCATCCTGCTGCTGCAAAAGACCGCCTTCGTCTGCCTGCGGGATTATGAAGCCCAGCAGGCCAAGGGGCTGGATCCCGTGTTCCACCCGGAAAAACTCGGCATCAAGAACGCCGATTACTGGATGGGCCACCGCTCCGAAGACAACCTGGAACAAGAAAAGGCCGGCCACCCGTTCGAGCCGGATCGCAAAGTTTCCTGAAGACAATGCCCAGCAAAAATGGCAGCCTAGGCTGCCATTTTTATTTCTTTAAATTCAACAACTTGCAATAAAATCAAATAGTTAAGTGCCACGCAAGGGGACGCTATGGGACGAGGAAAGACACCAATATTGGCAAAATGTGGACACTTTTTGCCGCCCATTCCCGGGCAGTTCAAACTGGCTGAAGATGGTTTTCCAGAGGGTTGAAGCGGACCACATCATTAAGATAATCCGGTGCAAAGTGGGCATAGGTCATCGTCTGATGAATGTTCTGATGCCCAAGAATTTTTTGCAGCGCCAAGATATTTCCACCCGCCATCATAAAGTGAGAAGCGAACGTATGGCGCAGCACATGTACCGCCTGCCCTACTGGCAAATCAGGGGCAACTTGCTTGATCACGTCACGCACCAGCAGATAATCAACGTCCTGAAATAACGGGCCACGCCGAACACCCTGGGTGATCTCTTTCGCCAGGGCGGCCGAGATGGGCACTGTCCGGTTCTTGCCGTTCTTGGTGTTTATGTAGGTCACCCGGCTGGCAATCACATCATCTCGCCGCAGGCCCGTCGCCTCGCTCCAGCGGGCTCCGGTGGCCAAACACAACTTGACCACCTTCAGGTTGTCACCTATCAGCACCGCCAGCAGGCTACCAATTTCCTCATGGGTGAGATATCCCATAGCGCGGTCTACCTGTTTGACCTTTTTCAGCCCCTTGAGCGGGTGTTCATTGTGGTAGTGCCCCAATGCAATCAGCACGGAAAAGACACCACTAAGCCTATCTTGCTCCCAGTTGAGCGTACTGGGTTGGCAACCGGCTTGCAGGCGTTGCGCCCGATACTCTGCAAACAACAGTCGGTTTATTTGCCTAGCCTGGGGATAGCCCAACGCCGTATCTAATTTGCGCAGTCGAGTAATAGTATTTTCCCCCGACTTCAGAGTCTGGCCATGGTAGCGCCACCAGAGTTCGATAAGCTCGGAGAGCGTCCGGTTATCTGCCGGGCGCTCCACCCACTCTTTGTTGTGTTCGGTGGCGATCACCCAGCGCTCAAACTGCTGGGCCTCGGATTTGGTCTTGAAGCGCTTGCGGATCCGCTTGCCCTCCCTTCCCTGCGGACGGATATCGACCAAGTAGCCCTCGGGAGTGGACTTGATGCTCATCGGCCCCTCCTATAAAGAAAGGCTTTCTCCAATCGCAGGTGACCACTTAGTAGCACCGATCCCAAGATTCGTTCGTTGACTCTCATCGCCCCTCCACCAAACAACTGTAATTTTATACAGTAATCAATGGTCATTGGTAGTGTTTACGTGAGGCGAATGCATACATGAGGGAGTAGTAGATGATGGATATCATCGAAGCGGTAGTAATAACTCGAGGGCACACAAACTATCAAGTTAGATCTAATCAGAGCAGCTATATTAGTTGTAGTTAGTTTGATAAACAGCACTATCAGTGCTTGGAATACCAATTTGACAGCGAATGGACTTGGGGTGAAAGCTACTGAAAAAAGACAATGTTTCCATACATACATCTTTCGGAGGAATTATGGAACGTCAAAAATTTATCAAACTAATGCGGGCCAGAGGACATTGGAGAGACAGATCTGAAGATTCCGCTGAAATAATGTCATATATTCGTAAGAATGACACTGTCAATGTGATGTTAAATGGACAACCTAAAGGATATTGGGTCAATGGAGAACCTTGCCCCATTCAATTACCGATAATAAATCTAGCTGAAGAAACAAAGCAGGATGGTGAACCCAGCACAACCAAATGGCCACCAGTTCAAGCAACAAAACGGGCCTGTCATGTTTGTGATTTGGGATTCTCTGCTATCAGGGATAACTGTACTGCTGAAAACTTAATTGCTGCAGATCGAGCTCTATCTGATAACAATTATGTTTTCATTGGATATCACGGAACAAACAGACATAATTATTTAAACATGTGCGAAAATGGACTCAATGAGATTTTTTGCGGAACGGGAGATGGTCAAGCTAAAGGTAGTGGTTTTTATATTGCTCGTTTGTTAGGTCTCGCAAAGGATTATAGTGACTCTTCTACGCAAGTTTATAGCGAAGATGGGGGATGCATTCCTAATCCAGAAAATGATAAAGCAACTCCAGCTATTTTAAGAGTGTATGCCAAAGATTTTTCTATTTTTGAACTTGGTATAGATATGGCTTGGGGAGTTGAGTCAACATGTGGAGATCCCAATGGCGATAAGAAAGTAGAGAAAAATGACACTAAAAATTATATGATAGAAAGTAGAAATTCTATGAAAGAAAATATAAAGCATCTGGAGATGGTTATTGCTCCACATATGTACAAGTATCTAACCATACTTCCATTACCAGATAATATAGTCGGTAGTAAACTCGGATTAATTCCCATGGCCCGGTGGCCATCCCATGTTGTGGGTTAATATTATAAAAGACCGAAACTTGATTTATAAGTCGATAGTGAAAATTTTATTAAAATATACTGAATGAACACTTTAGCCGGAAGAAAAATAAACTTAGATATGTAAAACAGGGCGCATTAGCGCCCTGTTTGTCTTTTTCTATATGATCGATGTTCTACCATCACGCCGATGATCTGGATGTGCTGCCGGTCGGAGTGCATGGTGGGGAAATCATCATTGAGGGGGACCAGTTCAAACACCTCTTGCCCACTCTCGTCGATGCCGCGGGGCCGGTACTTCTTGAAGGTGGCTTCTTCGCTGCCGTTCTTGGCCACAACGAAATCACCTGGTTGGGGCACTTCGTCAGGGTCAACGATAATGAGATCACCTTCCTTGAAGAAGGGTTCCATCGACTTGCCACGTAACCAGAGGCCGAAACCACAAGGGCCGACATCGACCCCCGCCGTCACATACTCGACATTGCCATCGAAGGCAGTAGCCTGCTCACACATCTCGTGCCAGTGACCGGCCTGGACATAGCTCAGCACCGGTACTCGCGTTCCTTGCGGGATCACGGCCGGTTCGACGTTGTGATATCCAAGCATAGCTTCCGGTGCAGGCTGTCCCCTCGCCTCCCCTTCACCAGTCAGAAGCCAGTCAACAGTGACCCCCAGGGCTGTCGCTAAATCATTGAGATAGCGCCCTTTTGGCTGGTTAAGTCCCGACTCCCACTTGCTAATCGACACCCGGGTTATCCCGATTCGCTTAGCCAGCTCGTCTTGGCTCATTTTCTGCGCACGTCTGCGTGCTGATATGCGGTCATTGATAGTTTCCATAAACCTAAGTTACCACCCAGCGAGGTAACTAAAGCAACGAAACCACTTGACCCCTCCTCGACCCATAAGTTACCTTTAGCTATCACCGACACTTAGGTGACGATAATGGAGGATTTGAAGATGCAGAAAAGTGCAGTTTTAGAACACTTCGGCACCGTTACGGCGACTGCTAAAGCTCTTGGTATTTCCCATGTTGCGGTCAGCAAGTGGAGCGAAACCATCCCCCAAGGCCGCGCCTACCAAATCGAGGTGCTGACCGGCGGAAAATTGAAGGCCAGCGTGCACAGCGCCCCGCAACAATCAACCCCTTGTGTTTGAACCCCCTAAGAAGGATTCACCATGACTGCTCGAATCAAAAGCATCCGTATCCCCAGCGACGTAAGCCAGCTGCCGCTCGATTACCCCTTTGGCAATCGCGTCAGCGAAAGCCTGGAAGAGTACGCCAAGCGCCAGGGCATGAGCATTGGGGCCATCAAGAAACGCGCCGACCGCGGCCAGTTACCCATCTTGCAAGACGGTCCGGGCGCACCTCGCGAGGTCAACCTTTACGCCCTGTTTCTGCAGGCCCGTTATCAGGCCGAGCGCTGCAAACACCATAACGGGTCAAGGAGAACCTCGCATGTTTACCGAATACGCCAGCAAACATCCGCACTGGATCAGCGCCTGCCAACGCTTTGCGGCTAGCCACAACATGGCCGAGATCGCCCAACGAGTTGGCATGAATCCGCAGATCCTGCGCAACAAGTTAAACCCCGACCAACCCCATGAGCTAACGGTGGCCGAGTTGATTGCCATCACCGAGGCAAGTGACGGGGATGAAACCCTGTTCGATGGCGCCCTGTTTGGCTGTGGTTTGACGGCCGTGGCTATTCCCAAGGCTGATCGAGCGCCTTCCCTGCCCCACCAGGCTATCGACCTGAACGCCAAGATCGCCAGCATTGGCCAGCGGGCGCTGGAGCTGACCGACCGGGGCCGGATCACCCGCTCTGAGCGCAACACCCTGGTGAGCGTGGCCACCTCGGCCATGGGGTCACTCGCCATCCTGATCCACGACATTGAGGCCCGCTTTCAGGCGGTGCCGACCCTGGCCTGTGCATCAGACATCCTGATGCAAACCATGACCATGTAAGGGGGGAACCCATGCAAACCCAACGCATTGACCATCAACAACGCAATCTGGCTGGCCTGACGCCAGAGGAACAGGTTGCCATGAACACCGCCGGCTGCATGTTGCTGCGCGAGATGTTCGGCAAGAAGCGCTCGAGCCTCGACACTGACTGGCTGGCACTGGGCCAGGCCAAGAAAGCGGCCATCTGTGCCATCGCCCGCCAGCCTCGGGGCGAACTGATGAGCGCCACGCTGTCGGCATTGCCGCATGCGCAACGTGAGGCGATCCGCCTTGCGGTGATTGCACTGGAGTACCAAAGCGAATTTCGCGGCGGCTGTGACACCAAGGTATGGCACCCGGCGCCGGTCACCAGATCTATCAGGGATATCGAGAGGGAGAAGAAAGAGAGAGCAGCAAAGCTGCGCATGAAACGCGCGGTACTGGCAGCAAGCCAGATGACGGGGCAAGGCCCACGCCCTATTGGGCAATAAAAAAGCCCGCATTACGGAGCTGCAACTCCAAGCGGGCCTCTATCAACAACGTATGAGGAAGTCGACATGGCAACTTTAGCGATCCCCTGCGCCCTGCGCAACCTTCGCATCCAACAACGCAAGCTGTCGGGCCGCTATGGCGCCCGTCTTAGCCAACACCCGGACGGGGTTGCGCTTATCGAGCGGTCAACCGCACTGGCTTGGGCTTCTCTGTTCAGCCGCATCAACCCCTGCACCACTCAACAAGGATCCTGACCATGAACGCACAGCCGACCCAAATCAACCTGCTCAACCACCATGCCGCCAAGCGCCTGCGCCAGTTGCGGGAACAGTTGAAGCTGAGCCGCCCCAAGTTTGCCGCCCTGCTCGACATTCCGCCCACCACGCTCAAGAACTACGAGCTGGGATACCGCGAGATCGGGGGCGGCCTGTTCTTGCTGATCGCCAACCACCCTGAGTTGAAATCCCACATCGATTGGCTGCTGACCGGCATCGCCACGCCGGAGGTGCAGGCATGACCAAGATCTTCCATCCCATATCCGAGCAGGAGGCGCTGGCCGAGTTGCCGCGCCTGCGCCAACGACTCACAACCAAAGCACGACACGCTCACCAATATCGAGGCACTGAGGGTAAGTCTTTGGTGGCCCAGGCACAGCGCGCCCTGCGCTGGCACCAGCTGTTTGTCAGCATCAACCGGAGGGCCAGCCAATGAGCGACATCATCAAGATTGCCCGCCAGGCACCCAAGGTAGTCGAGGGGTTGCTGGCCGATATGTTTGCCGCCAATGCCGAAGATAACCGCATCGCCCTGGGCGGGGTTTACTCCGGCCAGCAGTACATCCAGCTGCAGCTGGTTGCAACCAGTAACCCGGCTGATCTGCTCGATGATGACGGCGACGAAGACGATGAAGAGGCGGCCGCACTCCCCGCACACAACCAGCTGACCACCCACTGGCTGGCAGCCCGCGCCGAGTTTATCGCCGCCGGCGGTGAGGCCAGAGGCGATCGGGATATCCACCGGGAGCTGCTGGCGCTCGGTGCCGTGCGGTCGGTCTATTGGCTGGCACTGGGCCAGGGCGCAACCGCGCTGGCCAAAGAGATTGGCGAGTGGTGGCAGGAGTGCGCGCCACTGCATGGGCAAGGTGAGGTGATCAAGTGACTCATCACATGCAGCAGGAACTGACCAGCCTGATGTATCGCTGGCAAGAGGCCTATCGGGAGGACGCAGCGCGGCTGCGTCTTTATCAACGGGAGCTGGCCCATGCGCGCCGGCTACCTGCCCGCCCCCGCGTCAGCATCAAGCTGTTGCTGCGCCAGTGTGCAGCCGCCCGGCGAATGAAAACCCATGCCCAGCAGCGCATCAGTGGATGCCTGTTTCGCATCAAGACGTTATCCGCTTAACGCATGACCAAGCTCACCACCCGGCTGCCGCTGTCGAGAAAAGCACAGCTGCAGCGCGTCAACACCCTTTGCAACTCTCTGCCCGGCGTCAACTTTGACGCCGTTTTCGGCGGCCCACGCGGCCAATACGATCTGCTATGGGCTATCCAGCTGCTCGATGGCCTCTCCCCCGAGTTAACCCGCGACCTGTTCAAGCAGTACGCACGACGCCGCAAGGATTGCAGCTTCACCCATTGCCGGGCGGCCAATATCTGGCTGCGTGAGCGAACCCGCTGGGTGCGCCAGCTGCTCCACACCATCCCGGTCAACCCGAGAGAGATGCGCGATGAAGATGGCCGCAAGAAGGTGGCCCACCAGTTCGCTAACCAAACTGCAGCCATATACAAGAACATCGAACAGGGCATTAAAGAGGGAGCCGAGCCGGATCTGCTGCAGACCTGGGCGCTGATGCGCCAGCCGGCCGATCAGTGGGGCTTTATCGGCAAGATGCCCAAGTTCAAATCCGACGAGGTACGGGATAACTGGATCCTGAGCGCGCTGGTGCGCCTGCTTTCTGCCAAGTGGTGGGAGAAGCGCGTCAACCGCTGCTGGGATCGGCTGCAGGAGCAGATCAACATTCTGCTCGGCAAGGTACGCAAGGGCGTGTCAGCTTATGTATCTAACGCCACCATGAAGGTGGTGCGCGAACGCAAGCGGGCCATGATGTGCTGGCTGGCCGAGTCGGAAGTGGTCAACGAGCAGTATGACCTGGTCGTGTCGATGAAGGATTGCTGGGAGGCCAGCAACGCCAACCCAGTGAACCGCCGCAACGAAATGATGGTGCGTGCTCGGGGGTTCAATGACTATGCCGAGGAGCAGGGTCATGTGGGGGTCTTCTTCACCTGGACAGCCCCGAGCCGCTTTCATGCCTGGACACAAAAGCACAACGGCAAAGCGATAGAGAACAAACGCTATCAAGGGGCCACACCGCGGGAGACCTGCGCCTATCTGGCCAAACTATGGAGCCGCGCCAGAGCCGCTCTCAAACGGTGGAACGCGCCTGTTTATGGATTTCGCGTTTGCGAGGCTCACCACGACGGCACTCCGCACTGGCACCTGCTGCTATTTATGCGCCCGGAAGATCGCAACCGGGTGATCGGTATCCTGCAACGCTATGCCCTGACCGATGACCACGACGAGCTGGTACGGGATATCAAGGGCGCCCCACCCTTTACCGACTTTACTCCCCGCTTTGACTGGAAAGAGATAGACCCGGCCAAGGGGGATGCTGCGGGCTATATCGCCAAATACATTGCCAAGAACATCGACGGCGCCTACCTGGACGATGACGAAGAGGCTGGCACCGCGGCTGATGAAGGCGCCCTGCATGCCGTGGCCTGGGCCAGTTGGTGGGGCATTCGCACCTTCCAGCAGATCGGCGGCGCCCCAGTCGGGGTATGGCGCGAGCTGCGCCGCATCAGCAACGCCAAGAAGCATGCCGAACTGGTTGGCCCACCCAAGCCCGTGCTGCAAGACCCGCGCTTTGAGGCAGCCCGCTTTGCCGCAGATAACGGCATCTTTCGCTGCTACCTGCACGCCATGGGTGGCGCACTGGCGACCCGTGCCGAACACCCCATCAAGCTGGCCCACCTCATCGAAGAGCAAGCCAACAGCTATGGCGAAGACATCAAGCGCCTGATGGGCATTACCTCCGCTCGCCTAGGCATCAAGACCCGCCTGCAAGGATGGGAAATTGTGCCTGCCGGCACCCATGAAGCCAGGAAAGCCGCCGAGGCTGCAGCGAGGGGGGTTGGGGTTAAGACGGGCGACAGCCCGGCACCTTGGAGCTCTGACAATAACTGTACGCGGCCGGATCCTGATGCCTTCGCAGACCAGATCATGAGGGAACAATGGGGGTTATCGCCCTTCTCTATCGACCGGTTACGGGCAGGAGCCAGCGTAAGGGCAGACGGTTTCACCCTCTGGCTGGAGAACGGCCAGCTGCAGTCGTGCAGATCGCGACCAAGCGAGCAGGAGTGGATACCAGATTGCCAACCGCCAACCGAACAGGACCAGCCGGATGAGTACGCGGTACCGGAAGGGGACCCTGACTGGCCAATGCTGGTTGAGCTGTGCGGCGAGGTCTACCAGGCACAAGGCAACGCCGGGACACACCGCTGGATTGAGATGCTGCCGGAGCCCTATCAGTCTCACATGTGGGCAGAACTGGAGAAGCTTGATATCCCGGAGTGGATGCTAGAACAGAACGACTACAGCGAGTAGTGGGCATGAACAACCATCAGACAGTCAGCTGCGAAGAGTACCGCCGCCTGGATAATCGGGTGACCTGCATTCTGCAGCAACGATGGTCAGCCAAGGAAATCAGCCAGTGGCTGGGGATACTACAAGGCAAACAGGGCCGTGGCCTGCGCCATCCTCGCCCCGCACTGCTGGCTCTGCCGGCCATCGCCGCCGAGGGGCAGAACCCGTTTCAGGCCAAGTCAAACCGCTACCACGTGCTGGTGCTCACATCCGATGGGCGCCAAGTTGGTAGACGCCACATTGTGGAGGGGCTAACCCCAGTGTCCATCGACCAGAGCGGCACCATCCACCGGCCGCACCCTCCTTATCGCACCGGGCTGCAACATTGATCGCGCCAACCCGGGCGCCGCCGAACAGCTCAACCCTATTTATCAGCCAGTCCTGCACCAGATGGTAGCTGACCACAGCTAAATCACTACTAGATAAACGTTATAAAGGGGTAGACGCTGCGGGCAAGATATTGCTCGTTATAATCTTTCCCAATGGCTGAGTCTCTTGTTTATCGAGAGTATCATATTAATGATACTCATCAATTATAATTAAGAAAAACAATAGGCATTCATTGGGTTTTATTTTCCATTAACTTTACAGAAAAATAATTTTTTTATATTCATCGTAATCCACCTCACTATCATGCTGAAAAGCATTAAACTGCTTATTATCATCAAACAGCAACGAATAGGAGTCATCTTCACACTTAAGCTCTTCCTTTATTCCTAGTGGAGATAAAAATGCCTTATTAAATGAATGAAAATCATTAATCACATTAAAATGCATAACTTCCATAGATTTCCCCCTCACCAAGTTAGCCGACCCACTAAAAACCTCACATCTATCTTGACGCAAACCACAATATATCTTGGCGTGAAAATCATTTGTTTGCTTTATTTCTGATAGCAAATCGGCGCCAAGTTCAAAATCATTTAGTGTCTCATATGTCGTCTTATTCTCCTCCGAATAAGCCTTCTTAAAACTAGCAAACTGACCATATTTCAATAGAACCTTTGACTTTTTGTGATCCAATCTATTTACTAGTTCAAGCCAGACATCCATTAATTCAGTAGGTTTTAGCCACTGATGCCCAACAAAAGGAGTTATGATATAAATCATATCAAACAAAAGAGTCCACCTCGGTATTAATTTATAAAGCCAAGACACCGAATTATCTTTTGAGTAAACTCCAGACATAATTCTATCTTGTATATCAAGAGCCCCAGTTATATTGCAAATTGCAAACTCTTGAATGTCAACACTGACTGTCTCTATATATTTCTTGTAAAAGAATGCTTCACATTCATTGCCACAAGAACACCTAACGCTTAACTTTGCAATTATATATTTCGGACTTGGACCTCGCGCATTTTTAAGTGACCAATTAACATAGTTATTATGCTCATGCTGAAACAACTTAAATACGCCTTTGAACTTTGCTAGAGATAAGGCCTCGAGATTTTCATTGCATTTTTTACAAACATAAAGAGGATAATCATCATAAACATAGTCAAGAAGATATTTATTTAAACTTTCATCACCTCCAACCTTCGTATCGCTACTTAATAGATCTTTATATAAAATTTCTTTTTCATCCCCATCAGAACTAAAGTAATAATCTTTCTTTACTGCTCCATTCACAAATTCTGAAAATTCAGGGTTAGTGACATGCACTTTAAAAAAAGTCTTGCAATTAGAGCATTCTCCAACCATGACTCCATTTTCATCTGATGCTGGAACTGTTATACCGCTATCTAGATGACAAGGTTTGGTGAAGGCTTCGGAAATCTTAATCACATTGTTGCAATTCGGGCACTTAGAGTTGTTTATAGATACTTGATCATTTGACTCTATAAGCAATCGCTTGTACTTTCGTAACATTTCAGGTGGAAATTGAAGTCTTCCATTTTCATCTATCATATAAAATCCTAGATATAATATTGGCAACTCACACAATGTTTCACTAATTAGCGGGCGCCGATAGCGTTGAGCTAGATCATAATTAGTAAACCATCACCCCTCCAAGGGGTCGGATGAGTACGATACCAAACACCGCTCACCTTAGTCAGTAAAAATTTATCAATCTCGCCAGCTTTTGATTGATTTTTGGCTATTAAAACAACTGGGGGCGCTATTGCCCCCCAGTCCTCCCAATACCAGCTGCCACCACTTTGGTGTCAGCGACCCCATCAAGCTCAGTACCAACTGGTTCGTCGTCTGGTTATTTTGCTGCGAGGTGAGTGATGGCTAATTCTGCCCAACAAATCGAACACACGTACTGATACCTCGCAGCAGCGATTATTTCACCACTGGCAGCTCGCCGAGCGCAGTGGTATAGCGGGGGCTTAACTGCTCCCGCTTCATCATCCACTCCCGTATGTCTCGGCCGCGGGCCGCGAAGTAGACCTTTCCCAGCCGCCTCTGGTTGATCTTGTCGATGACCTGCATCAGAGCCTCGCTGCGCGGCGCTTGCGATTCACCCGCGAACAGGTCGCCCTGCTGCATGCTGGCGGGGGTGAAGTCAGCCAGCATCACGCCCCCTTTCTGATAGCGCTGTTCGTCGCGCCAGATACGGGGCAAGAGTTCAGGGATCAGGGCCAGCAGTGCCCGGGTGTCATGAGTGGGCATGGCCAGCTTGGTGCTCACCAGGTTACCGTAATAGGGCTCCCGATCGCTGAACGGGCTGGTGCGAATGAACAAGGTCACATGGCTGCAGCACATCCCCTCCCCCCGCAGCTTCTCGGCGGCCCGCTCCATGTAACCGGCCAGCGCCTGGTGCATGGAGCCGATCTGGGTGATGCGCTCGCCGAAAGAGCGCGAGCAGATGATCTGCTGCTTGACCTGGGCCTCTTGCTCCAGCTCGGCGCAGGGAATGCCTCGCAGCTCCTGCACCGTGCGCTCGACCACCACGCCATATCGACGGCGCAGGCTTTTAGGGTCGGCGGCGACCAGTTCGGCTACGGTCTTGATGCCCTGTGCCTCCAGCTTGGCCGAAAGCCGTCGGCCAATACCCCATATCTCCTCCACCGGGGTAATCGCCATGAGCCGGGCGCGCCGCGCTTCATCCCGCAGATCCACCACGCCACCGGTGGCGGGCCACTTCTTGGCGGCGTAGTTGGCGAGCTTGGCGAGGGTCTTGGTGGGGCCGATGCCGACCCCCACGGTCAGCCCCGTCCACTGCTGCACCCGCTCGCGAATCTGGCGGCCATAGGCCACCAGGTCGCCAGCCCAGGACTCGCTCAGTTCGATGAAGGCCTCGTCGATGCTGTAGACCTCCACCACCGGGGCTATCCCCTCCAGAATGGTCATCACACGGTTCGACATGTCGCCATAGAGGGCGTAGTTGCTGGAGAACCAGACCCCGCCCATGGCCTCGAAGAATTGACGGATCTGGAAATAGGGAATCCCCATCTTGATGCCCAGCCCCTTGGCCTCCGCCGAACGGGCCACCACGCAGCCATCGTTGTTGGAGAGCACCACGATGGGCCGCCCCTTCAAGTCGGGGCGGAACAGCCGCTCGCAACTGGCGTAGAAGTTGTTCACGTCGACCAGGGCGATGGCGCAGCGCTTGTTCATGGGGTATCCACCTGATGCACGACAAAAGACACCACTCCGAAGATTTCCAGCTCCTGCCCCTCATTGAAATGGATGGGCCGATATGCCGGGTTGCCAGGGAGCAGCGCCACGGTTGGCGCAAGCTGCAGCTTCTTCACCGTGAACTCGCCATCCACCGCAGCTATCACCACGCTGCCATGCCTGGCCTTGCGGCTGCGGTCGACGACCAGCAGGTCGCCATCGCGGATCCCGTGGTCGACCATGCTGTCACCGGCCGCCCGCACAAAGTAGGTGGCCGCTGGGTGGGCAACGCACAATTGGTTGAGGTCGATGGCCTGCTCGGTGTAGTCCTGTGCTGGCGACGGAAAGCCACAGGCCACGGGGGAAAGGAACAATGGCAACTCCAACAAGGGAGCATCAGGAGCGGGTTGCGCGAACATGCTGGCAATCTCTGTTTTACTGTATAAAAAAACAGTATAGCAAGCAGTTTAAAGAGGATCACCGGGTGACGTTTGGTTCCATTACTCATAAAATGGCTGATAAAATCAGGAATGATCAGTCGTAACGGAATGAAGAACTGAACTAGTCCCCAGAAACTTAAATATAAATATATAATTTGAGAAAAGCGCCAATCATGAACAAATTAAATAAATCAATAAATCATATAAAAACAAAAATCATTAAGATAACTCCTTCTTTGGCCTTTAAAATAATGCTTTGGGTCACCGTTATCTTTATCGGATACATATACTTTTTAGCTTTTATGTATGGTGCATATGAAATCGTTGGAGAGGCAAACTTCAAACAGCTTACACTCACTATTTCTCAGCTTGCAGCAACATGTTCATTTGCTTTTGTTGTTTATCAATACAAAATAAATGAATCAAAAAATTACGATACAACTTTGGCAGAAGAAGCAAAGAAAATAATTGAGAGAATGATTGAACAGATCACCGCCTTGAAAATAGGTGAAGAATCAGAAATTGAGAATTTGAATCAATTTATAATAAGAATGTCTAATTATGCTGAGGACTTTGACTCATTTTACAGTGAGATGAAAAATAGTGCTCTAAAAAGAATATTGAGAATTTATTGGCAAGATATGTATTTCAATCATTTTATGATAAAAGCAAAAAAAATGGTGATGTTCGATTTAATTAAAAATACAGTTAATTTATCAGACCCAACCTTAACTGACATTGTTAAGTATATAAGAATGGAAGCATTTGAGAAATCGGAAGAGATGCATGAGGAGCATGCTAAATACAACTATAATTTAAAAGTCCTGTCTGGCTTTAAAAATTACATTAAAATAGATATTTCAAGTAAGATCCATGATCTTTCTTTATTCAAAAGTTACTTCTTGACGGAAGGTAAAATAGACTCATATTTAGCCGGCACTATGAATAGAATTGACGGAAAAATTATATGCCCCATGTTATATGCTATAGACGCAGATCGTAATGGAATACAGATATAATAAAAAACATAACAAACAAGTAATACAGAGACACAGAAATATCAGGGGCGGAGTTACCGTGAGAAAATAATATGGTTATGTCTAGCAACTCTTCACAATAAATAATCTGGAAAACACTAGGAGCGCTATTGCGCCCCTAGTCCTTCCAGTACCAACTGCCGCCCCTCCGGCGTCAGTGAGCCCATCAGGCTCAGCACCAGCTGGTTGGTGGTCTTGGCCGAGGGGCTGAGGGTGTGTGCGAACGACAGGGTGGCCACCCAACTGTGGCCACACTCGGCATCGGTGCACTGGCAGTAGAGATCCGAGACATCATCGCTCAGTCGGTTGGTCTTGGTAATGCGGCCCCGCTGGCCACACACTTTGCAATAAACCCGCATTACGCCCCCTTTTCTATCCAAATCAACAGCCTATCTTGCCACAGCTAATACTGTTTGTTTATACAGCCGAACCGATATTCTCCCGAAAATCGACCCAAAGGGAGCGAGGGAGTCCCGCGCTGTTGATGGCATCCTGGATTAGCTCGCACAGCGGCAGCACCTCGTTGCGGGCATAGGTCGCATCGTACTTCTCGGGATCCCCGAGCCCTCCCCCGCCATTGGTCGGAATGATACCGGCCAGCGCCGCCGGAAAGCGGTGGGATGTCAGCACATCCTGGGCGGTGATCCCCTTGATAGCCGCAAACTCGTCCTTGGTGGCGATATCCCCGACCGGTATCAGCTTGATGCCATCGGGCTTGCCGTCCGGGATGTTGACGAACATGGAGCGGAAGTTCCCCACCCCCTTGCTGCTCGCGATCATCTCCTTCATCTCCTCCTCGGTGTCGTCGTCCATGTTCGGGTCGGTGGCGTAGAAGATGAACCCCATGTGGGCGCCATTGAGGAAGTATTTGCGCCGAAACAGGGTGGCATCCTGGTTGAGCAGCGCCGACTGCAGGCCGCCCAGGTAGTCGGGCATGCCGTAGATCTGCTGCTCGGGGTCGTACTGGGCCAGCCAGATAACATCCTCCGGCCGGTAAACTAGGTTCGGCTTGCCCTGCTGCAGGTAGACAAAGCAGCCATCCTCGCGCCGGCGCAAATAGACACTCGAGAGCGGCAGCAGTCCCACCACCTGGTTAAACCCGTTGCGCAGCTTGAGCAGCCCCGCATCCCCGAACTGCAGGTAGTTGTGAGCAAAGGCGGTGACCGTGGTGCGCTGGTTGGTAAAGCGCCCCGCCACCATGTTACGGCGCGCCATCAGGATGGCCCCGTGGTGGGCATTGGCCCGCACCACTTTGGCCAGCCCTTTGCGCTCGATGGGCGGCTGGTAATACTCGCCATAGGGGTTGTAGAACACCCCGGTGTAATCGGTCATCCAGGCCGTGGGGTCGATAGCCTCCGGCATGCTGAACGCCACCGCGCTCTTTGCTGGGACGGCCGCCCGGGCCGGTTGGGATTTGTGTCGCTTGGTCATGCTGCCTTTCTCTCCTGGCTGGTTGCCCAGGTGGATTTTCGTTTGCGGGTGGTATCGAGAGGCTCGTTGGCCACGGCGTGGGCGATGGCAAAAAACACGTCAGCGTGGCCGGTCACGTTGTCGCGGGCGGCCCGAAACGTCATCTGGCCACCGCCGGTGGTGCTGCGCTTGATGGCAAGGAACGCCAGCGGTATATCCCGATCTGCGCTGTCCCACTCGATGCGGTTTGCCTCCACCACGTCGATCATCTTGAGAACCAGCCGCGATTTGCTCTCGATGCTGTAGTTGATGGGATGGCATATGCCTTTAAAGGTGGGCTTCAAGAGGTCATAGACCCCGGCACCGATGCCGGAGACATCGACCCCGAGATAGGTGACCCGAAACTTCTTGGCAATGCGCTCGATTTCCTGCGCCTGGTACTGGAAGTTGAGCCCGCGCCAGTAGTGCTTCTCCAGCACCCGAAAGCGCTCACCGGCGACCATGGGCGGGGCAACCACCACCAAGGTGGCGTTGTCGCGGGTGCGGCTCGGGTCGTAGCCCATCCACACCTCGCGTCGGCCGAACGGGTCAGGCCGCCCGGGCTTGTAATCCTCCCACCGACTCGGGTCTACCCCTGCCCGCTCCATATCCTGGAACTTGAACACCGACAGCGCATCGTCGATAAAGCGGCACAGGTAGAGGCGATCGAACACCTCCTCCGGGTACTCGTCTTTAAGCTCCTCGATGTCGATGAGGTTGCACCAAGCCGTATGGCATCTTCGATGGTGATGACGTAACGCCACTGCCGATCCGGGCAGACGCGGCCGCCGTCGCGCAGGTCATTTTCGCCCGGGAAATCGATGGCCACCCGGCTCGGTCGTTGCCCCTTCCAGCGATCCCCGGTCCAGAAGCGGTACGCCTCGTGCACCTTGCTCGATGGGGTCGAGAAGTAGGTCTTGCGCCAGCGCGATTGGGTCGCCATGGCGCTGGCCACGTCCGAGAGCTTCTCGAAGTTGGGGATCCAGAAATACTCGTCGATGTAGACGTTGCCGGAGCGAGACTGGGCACTGTTGGAGTTGGTCGAGCAGAAGTGCAGCTCGGCCCCGTTCGACAGCACAATGGGGTTGCCGGTCAGGGTGACGCCGAGGAAGGTCTGGGCAATCTTGCAGATGTAGGAGCGGAACACCTCTGCCTGGGCGCGGGTGGCTGACAGGAATATCTGATTGCCGCCGGTCAGTACCGCATCTTCCAGCGACTCACCGGCGAAGTAGTAGGTCATGCCGATCTGGCGTGACTTCAATATGTTGCGGGTGCGCGGCAGTGACGGGTCGTTCTTGGCCTCGCGGCAGCGCAGCTGATAGCCAAACAGGGTACCCAGCCACTCGGCAAAGTCTGCCTCCGTCAGGTGGCTGACCTCGTTCTTGCCCTTCTTGCCGCCCTTACCCTTGCGGCCGCCATCCTGGCCACCGCGCCCGCGTGGGGTTCGCGGTGAGGCGGGTTCCTCTCCACCTTCACGTTGGGCCTTGAGGGCGTGCTGGCGCTCGGCCCACTTGATGGCCTTCTCTTTGAGGCTGACGTGGTGACCGATAAGCCGGTCCAGTTCGTCCAGCTCGGCGCTGGTTTTCTTCTCTCGCCCGAGCAGCGACTGCACCCGGCGGGCAATGGCATCCTCCACCGCCTCTTCGGTCAACAGGTCGCGCCAGCCGTATTTCTCGGCCCAGAAGTAGACCACACGGCAGGAGTTGAGCCCCAGTTCGTCCTTGATCTCCTGGGGTGTCCATCGTTTAAGGTAGAGTCCCCGCGCGGCATTGCGGATCTCTTCGGGATACGCCACGGCGCCTCCATCAGGTGAATGATGGCGCCATCATAGCCAGCCCCTCCCCTTGCTTATCTCACTGATGTTCCAAGCAATTCGGATATCCCGCTGGATCCGAATCGCCACGAACACAACTGGATGAAACCCCCTTGCCGACCCGATAGCCTGACCCCGCATCTATTGGGAGCAGGCATGAACGAATCAACCTTGAGAACTGGCTGGGTCTGTATCGCCACCGAAGGCAAAGCGGTGGATGGGCGGGATATTACCCGCGACTGGCTCACCGACATGGCCGAGACCTACGATCCAACCTATTACACCGCCGTGATCTGGCCCGAACACGATCGCTGGTCCAGCTATGGCACGGTGCAGGCGCTCAAGACCGAAGAGGTGGATGGCAAGCTCAAGCTGTTCGCCATCCTCTGCCCGAATCGCGATCTCATCTACTACAACCAGAACGGCCAGTATCAGTTCTGCTCCATCGAACCCTTCGAGAACTTCGCCGATCTGGGGCGTACCTACCTGCTGGGCCTCGGTGTCACCGACGAGCCCGCCAGCACCGGCACCACCCATCTCAAGTTCAGCAACAGCAACAAGGGGCAGGCCGTTGGCACCAGTGAGCCGCTGGACCTCTCCATGTTCAAGCTACCCAAGCACGAGAAGGCCGATGGCCTGATCGCCAAGTTTTTCAGCTTCCTGGCCAGCCATGGCGAGCAAGCGCCCATAACTCCCCCCAGCCAACCCGAGGATGAGGAAATGAAACCAGAACAGTTCGAACTGCTGAACGGGACTCTGACCAGTCTTGGTGCCCAGTTCGCA